AGCTTACGAGGTCTAGCAGCAATCAACAGACCACGCTCATCAGTCCAACCAGCGACCTGAATAACGGCGGCTTCTAAAGAAGTCTCGTTAAGGTCAGCAGCAGTGCCGGGAGTGTTGGAGTTGGTGCCACCGCTAACAAGCGGGTGAGCCGTGCTGCATAGGGATACACCGTCGCCGTAAACATTAGTTCCACTGAACGCATTGTTCAATATGGAAGCTGCTTTTACTTGCTTAGTGTACGCCATAGCGCGTGCGAGAGCCTTGGTATAACGAGATGACAGTGAGTCATACAAATTATCTTCAATCGCTTCCTCAGTGATTGAAAAGCCCATAGCCACAGTCTCGTGGGTGTATCTGGCTGTAAATGCTTCTTGCGCGTTATCATATTCGATAGCAGCGCCTTCACCCTTAACAGGTGCAGCAGAAAAGCCTGATAGCTTGGTTTCTTCTTCAAAAGAACGGTCAGAAGTCTCTGATTCAAAGATTTCTTTGTGCTCTTCGCCGTACTTCGCATACTCCATACCAAATAGAGCGTTAAGCCCCGGTAGAAGTTCCTTCAGTAGTTGTGCGCGTGAAATAGCCATTATTTAACTCCTATTACGCTGTGCTGGTACTAGCATAGTACTCATGCTGCCCAAAGTTGAGTTTAACAATAGCTTCTGGGTACTGTCGGAATACGATAGTGCCAGCCATTGTAGCGATAGGTGCTTGGTTTAGGATAAACGAAGTTGCCCCAGCAGCCGCTGCGGTGTCTACGAAAGATCCAGAAGCAACATAGTTACCATTACTGTCTAAAACACCTACATCAGTACCAACAACTAGAGCTTGTGGCAGAGCCGAACAAGTTACAGTAGCAGTAGAGATAGATGAGTACGTTGCCGTACCTAAAGACTTCTCTGTATCTTCAACAACTGACAACATACGAAGCGGTAAAGCCGCTGTAGTTGCAGGAGTATCACTAGGAGAAAGTAACGCATTGCTAGAATTACCAGTAGAAGTACTACCAGCAGTATTTACCATAGCAAGATTCTGCCCAACCATTGCTTGAGCAACGGAACCAATAACAGTAGTTGCAGAGCAAGCTGCCACTTTGAAGCAGAGATCGGGATCATCAGCTACAACGCCTACAATGTCACCAGCCGCTGTATCAGCAGGGTAATATTGAGAGAACGTAAGTTGCTTAGTATTTGGATCTGTATATTTACAGCCCAAAAATACACCCACTACAGTACCAGCAGTTCCAGTAGTAACTGCGATACGTTCCAGATTACCTCTAACAAGCGCCACTAAATCACCATTGAAGATGCTAGTGTCGTAGTTGTTGAGGATTTTATACTCACGGGTAGACCCGGAGTAGGATTGTCCGCCAATCAAATTGACCGGCTTCAGCCCATATGGGGCTTCGATAGTCGGATAAGCCATGTTAACCTCTTAACATTGAAATTTATTTACCCTTGCCGAACGATACGCTTGTTTTACGTTCGTTAAACATAGGCATACGGGGGTCGTTTTCGCGCATGAGGTTGTTGTCTACAGATTGCATCTGAGACTGAGTTTGAGTTTCGTAGTGTTCAGTCCGCTCTTCGACCAACTCTATAGGAGCTTTACAAAGCATTAGGCCACCCATTACTACATTGTCTGCAAAGCGTTCATTCTCTACATTAACCATAGTTATTTCTGGATGATCTACAGCCTTAACTGGCTCCCAACCTTCACGTAATTTTGAAGATACATTAGTAGCGTCAATCTGACCCTGTGTGCTTACACGTACCCACCGAAATGCGTATCCGTCTTGGGCATCAGGGGAAGGTAATACTTCAGCCCTCTTCCAATGCTTCTTACGAGTACTTTTTTCGCGTGTAGTGTGTTCGCGGTCAAGTCTGTTTGTAGCCATTATCTGTTCCTCATTTCTATTGCAACCTGCTTGGCGTATTCTTCAAGTGGGACTCCAAGTTTATTAGCGATAGCTACTTGTGTGTGCGTTAGTGTCACCTTTCTAGGTGCTGTGCTCCGCGTAGCGGGTGCAACCACATTCGTCTGTCGCTTAGTTTTAGGTTCCTCAACTGTCAGATCCTCGAATTCTTCGGGGAATACTTTTCGCATACGGGCATCAATAGCCTCGTAGTATTCGTCACTTTGTGGGTTAGCCCCACCTTTAACCAATTTCTGGTGTACCCCAATGGCATATGCAGTCATCTCATCATCGGTATGGAACCAAGAGTTCTTGGCTACCCATTCTTCCGCTTTAAGATCACGAGCCGGGGCTTGTGTTTGATTGTTTTGTACAGGAATCTCTTCTTCCTGTAAAGCCGGTAATCTAAAGTTATCTAGTTTATCTGACTTTATTTTAGCATTAGTTAGTTCTTCTTGCGCTAATACTAAACGATCTGCGTCACCACTCTCGTAAGCATCTTTATACGCTACTTTTGCGCCGTTTAGTTCTGAGTTTACAACAACCTTAGCTTGTTCAAGAAGTGCTTCGCGGGTACTACCCACATCCCCCTTCAACGACTTATTCTCTTCAACTAAACGCTGCGCTAAAGATTCTAGCTCTTGTCGTTCTCGCTGGGCTGACTCTTTGGCTCTACGCTCATCGTGATAACCTTTGCCAAGATATTTTATTCTTTGGGCGACTGCTTTTGAGTAACTTTCCAACTCTTCGTCCGTGACTTCATCCGGTGGTGTAGATGGTGTACGGTCACGATCATCCTTTGGCGTGTCGTCAACAACTTCAATTTCAAGCTCTTCTTCTTTTTCTCTAGCTGGCGCTTCAGATTCGACAGTAGTATCTGCATAGTCGTCTGCGTCTTTTTTGCCAGATATATCAATTTCGACGGCATTAGAATCCTCCACTTCTACATTAGAAGTTTCTACTTCATCATCTGGAAACGAAAACTCAACTTTTTGGAACGGCATGGTCTACTCCTTATGCTCTTTGAATGCCACGGGGATCAGCTACAACGGCCTCAATAGAGTCATCGTTCATCAAACGATACTCAAGACCCTCAACGGTAAACCTAGTACCAGTATTGGCACGGAACATTACGTAGTCCCCTTGCTTACACCACGGCCCATTAGGAAACCTATCTGGATCACTATAGGCTTGTTCACCCATATCTAGCACAAGTCCTATAATAGACATGACTTGCTCGTGATTCTTAGTGGTTACTGACTTTAGTAGGTCAGTGCCCTCAAAGGCTTCTTCTACTACCGGCATAGCGATCAACACCCTATAGCCCACAGGCATAGGTAGTTGTGCTTCAAACTCTTCTTCGTTGGTTCCAACTGTTTCTACAGCTTCACTCATCTCCATACTCCATATCACGCGAGAGGTCTTCTACATATCCCAGACAGGCTTCGAGACCCCGAATTAAGCCTGTGGTTTCCTTGTACATGGCGAAGTCTTTAGCTCCACCACCACTTAGAAATTGTAGTGCAGAGGATTTATCTTCCTCGATTTTCTTCTTTAGCACGTCTAAGACGGTTGTTGCCATTATTGGCCCTTATTTTTATTGGTATCCTGTATTGTTTTAAGTAGGTCAAGATCCAACTTGGTGTTGTCTTTCCTACGATCTGCGGCAAGTTTTGCACCAGCTTTCTGGGCATCTATTTCTAGTTCTTGCTGTTTAATTTGTAACTCGGCCTGATCTATCTGAGCGTCTTGCTGGCTTACTTGAGCCTTTAACTGTAGTTCAGCTTGTTTGGCCTGCATATCCATCTGATCTCTCTGCGCCTGTAGCTGCATATCCATCTGCGCGTTCTGCATATCCATTTGGTCTTTCTGCATCTTACGCTGTACTTCTTGCTGTTTGATCTGTAGCTCGGCTTGCTGCATCTGTACCACAGGGTCTTGAGCCTGCTGCTGCGCCTGTTGCTGTGCCGCCTGCTGTTGGTTCTGCTGTGTAAGCTGTTGCCCAGCCTGCGCCATAAGACGAGCCAGATTGACCTCCATGTCTTCTGGTAGCTCTGCGTTAGGATTAGGTAGCGGTGCGCCGATCTTCTCTTCCATAGACTTGCGATATTTAAACGCTAAGTGCTCTGCTATGTGTGCCTGTAACGCCGCAGCCATACGCTGTGCTTGAGGGTTCTGCCCCATTACTTGAGCAATCATAGGGTCTTGCATAAACGACTGGTGAGCCGCCATGTGCGCGTCATGATCTTGGTAGATAAACGCTTTCATGGGCTTACCGTTCAAGTTGTTCATATTCTCACTGACTGGATCAGTGGGTCGTATGTCGTCTGTGGTTGGTACTAGCTTGTCAGCGTTCTTAACCCCCAACACCTCAATCATCTGCCTGTGTAGCTGTGGTAGGTCGTAGATCTGTGGTGCCTGTTGCGACATCTGCAATACCGCTTGGTATTGTACAACGCGCTGGGCCATTGTAGAGCTATTAGGATCACTGACAGAGATTACATCTACCATCTCGTAATCAGCTTTACGGGCTGTCATCTCCCCACGGAGCGGCTCATACGAGTACTCTGCGGGTGCGTGCTCTGCCATGATAGCTTTAAGAAGTTTAAACTCCTGCTTCATGGTGTAGTGAACACGGGCTTGTACAGCAGCCATAGGCTTCAACGTACGCTCTAACAG